AACCCCAACTGGATACCTGTTAACGATGTTCAAACACCAAATTGGTTGCCGATAGCGGCTTAATTTAAGGAGTAAAAAATGGCAAGTACGTACAGTAGTTTAAAAATTCAACTTATGGCTACCGGGGAAAACTCGGGGACATGGGGTAACGTCACTAATGACAACCTAGGAATAGCATTAGAAGAGGCTATTGTTGGCTCTGAAGATGTGACTTTTGCTAGTGGCACAGTTACCTTAACTTTAACTAATACTAACGCCTCACAGACAGCACGTAACCTACGTCTTAATTTGACGGGTACTTCCGGTGGCGCTCAAGATCTTATTGTTCCAGCAATTGAGAAGGTATATATCGTGAATAACGGTTGTGCCGATACCATCACAATCAAAGTAACAGGCCAAACCGGTGTTGCAGTCCCCGCCGGTAAAACGATGTATGTGTATAACACTGGGACGGATTGTACGGATGCAATTACCCATCTAAGGTCTTTAACTTTAGCAACCCCACTCCCTGTTGCCTCGGGCGGTACTGGGTCAACTACAGCCACTTTCTCCGGCGCAAACATAACCTCACTTAATGCATCCGCTATTTCTAGTGGAACGGTACCCACAGCACGTTTAGGTTCTGGAACTGCCGATGCCACTACGTTCCTTCGTGGCGATCAAACTTATGCAGCGGGTGTTTCTGGCCCTACTGGGCCTACTGGCCCTACTGGGCCTACTGGCCCTGCTGGCCCTCCCGGCCCTCCCGGGCCATCTGGAACTCCTGCTACTACATTTAATACTGTAGGTGCTTATAACTTTGTAAGATCATATATTCAAAGTACTCCCGGTTTATCTTCGGGAGGTACTTATTCTGCTGGAAGTGGCCCCCAACAAGTTGTATCTTACGCGGGTCAAGAGGGGAGTTGTACTAGCCCAAGCGCCGTAAATAATTTGTCGGGGACTTGGAGATGGCAAGCGGCTACCGTTGGCGGCGGTAATTTAGTCTATGGAATAGCCGTTCGTACAGCATAAAGGGGAAATAAATGTTAACAATTCAATATGCAAAAAATCCAACCTACTCATCCGAAGACGGTCAGGTTATAAATTTAACAGTTAAGTTTGAAGAATTTGCAGAGGAAATGGGGTTTGGTGCAACACCATTTGACCCAATGCCTTACGGTGTAGAACTTTACAACAATGCAAAGGCCGGTTTGTACGGGACAATTGCGCCGTATGTTCCGCCCCCCGTTGAGCAACCTTCTACCTCTGGGACACAGACTCTATGAGCGCAAATGATATGGCTCCTCCGGGGTATGGTATTTATTCGGTTGAGGGGACGATTCCTGAATTTCGTATGTACCAGAAAGCCGATGGAGCCATTGAGCAGCACATAAGATACGTTAATAAAAGTACTGGTTACACAGGAAAATGGATGGTGGTTCCAGTAATAAAAGAGAGTTCAAATGGTAGTACCAATATCACCCCGGCATAGTTTTACTTATGATGGAGCACAGATAAATGTGTTTCATGCTAATAGGGGTGAAGGGCTTTCTCGGCACGAGCATATTTATGCCCACGCTACATTTTGTACTTCTGGATCTTGTTACATACGAAAAGAAGGCAAAGAAATTTTAATTGATAAAAACACTCAACCAATAAATCTTATTGCCGGAGAATGGCACGAAATAGAAGCGGCTGAAGACAATACTGTTTTTATCAACGTATTTGCTGAAGGAAAGCAGTAATGAACGCAATGTGGCAACTTTGGGAAGGTAGATTTTCTAAACCTACTTGTGAACGTATTATTTCTTTGGCTTCTTTGCTTCCAGAACAACAAGCAATAGTAGGTAGTGTAGGTGAAAGGGTAGACCCCCAAATTCGTAGATCTAAAATTAGGTGGCTAAACGGCGCTATGCCAGATTTTAAAGACTTCTATCTGGATATAGTAGATATGTTTAGAGATGGAAACCGCCGTGCGTTTGGTACAGAACTTTGGCATTTACACGAAATGCAGTTTACTCAATACAATGCCGATGATGAAGGGTTTTATGATTGGCATAACGATGTTATGTGGGAATCATCTAATTGCGGACATAGAAAATTGTCTATGGTTATTCAGTTGTCAGATCCATCAGAGTACGAAGGCGGTGATTTAGAAATACAGCCGTTATATCTAGGGCCACCTGACCCTACAGTTTTACGTAAGCAAGGTAATGTAGTTGTGTTTCCTTCTTTTTTGATGCACCGAGTTACCCCAGTTACAAAAGGCACACGTTATTCGTTAGTTGCATGGATGGAAGGCCCAAAGTGGAGATGATATGAAAACAGTAATTGAAGCGCATAAGGTTGATGGGGTAAAAGTCTGTCGCTCGGAAGAAGTCCATGTTTGTTCTGCCTGTGGGTATGATTTAGATGAGGCTGAGTTGGCGGCTGACACTTGCTCCGACTGTGGCGCACCCCTGAAGTTAAGAAAGTCCGTATCGGTCTGGGCTACATCCGTACCTAAAGCCGGTGCTAAGACTTGGGGCCAGACTTAGGAATAGGAATGAATTTTGTCAGATCTAGATCCGATTATTACCACCGCAAAGGCGGCAACGAAGAGCATTAAATCTGCTATTGAGTCGGGCAGAGAGGTCAGTTCGGCAGTCGAGTCAATTCAAAACTTTGGGATGGCGGAGGTCAAAGCCCGTCATGCTTTTAAAGCAGTACGTAGTAGGCAAGAGGGTGAGATCACTATCATGACCGCCATGAGCGAGTGGCGCAGGCTAGACCAGATTCGCCGCATGGAGTTGGAAGTAAAAGACTTTCTGATCCAGCAGTTCGGTCACTTTAAGGGTGAAGAAGAGTTCGAGAAGGTCAAGAAGATTAAAGAAGACATGATTGCCCGTCATGCCAAAAGCAAAGATGCAATGGGCAGGGATATAGCGAAGTTACGAGAGTTGCAAATTGCTTGTGTAATTCTGGCATTTCTGGTTGTCACTATTTATTACATCATGAGGGGTCATCTGTAATGGCTGAGAAACTAAACGCTAATGACACGCTATCAAAGGTGCTGGCGTATGTTGACTCACCGTTTAAACTTATTGCCCTGATTCTCATGGCGGTGCTGGCCTTCGGTGGCTGGATGCTGTACGACAACAAAGACCTGATCGTAGGCACCTACAAAGAGCATCAGAAGTTGCCGGACATTGTGGAAGACCGGGTTGAAGATGCTGTAGCCCACCTATTTAAGACCACGGGTGCGACTACCGTGGCAGTTTTTAAAGTGAACCCCCTGCTGGGAACCCGGGTGCAGTATCGGGCGTATACCAAAGAGGGTAGAGACAAGACGAACGATGGGCTGGATGTAGGACTCTTTACGACTAACCAAGCCAACAATCAGGACGTAGTTAACCTTATGGCAGGCACCGTGCCTTGCGGGGAATACAAAGCGGCACAGTCAGAGATTGGCTTGTGGTACATCGAGAAGGGTATGCGGTTTGGGTGCAGGATCAGTATCCCACCTGAGCCAAGTCGGTTCATAGGACAGATTACCGTGGGATGGGACAAGCCTCCCGCTGATTTAGACCAAACCCGGGCGATGCTTAATATCGCCGCAACCATGCTTTCAAGGAGTAAGAAATAATGTTACCCATAGCCGCATTATTAAGTATCGGGGAAAAGGTTCTGGACAAGGTTCTCCCAGACCCAGAGGCTCGTGCCAAGGCGCAGGCCATGCTCCTAGAGATGCAACAAAAAGGCGAACTTGCCAAACTCCAAGCGGACATGAACGAGCAGGATAACCTGACCAAACGGGCTGAGGCTGATATGAAGTCGGACTCGTGGCTATCTAAGAACATCCGGCCTATGACGCTGATCTTTATCCTAGTTACCTACACCGTCTTTGGGATGATGAGCGCTTGGGAGATTGAGGTTAACAATAACTACGTCGAACTCTTGGGCCAGTGGGGGATGCTAATTATGTCCTTCTACTTCGGTGGACGCACCCTTGAGAAGATCATGGACATGAAGGCGAAGAAAGATGCAACTGACAAATAACTTTTCTCTTGCCGAGATGGTGAAGTCTGATACTGCACTACGGCACGACATGGACAACACACCGGGGGAGGCTGAGATTGCTAATCTTAAAACACTCTGTGAGAAGGTACTCCAGCCCGTCCGTGACAAATTCCAAACCGGAGTCAAGGTCAACTCAGGATTCAGGCACCCCGAAGTCAACGCAAAGGTGGGAGGCTCCAAAACGTCCGACCATTGTAAAGGACAAGCCGCTGACATTGAGATTCCCGGTATTGCCAACGCAGACCTAGCCGTGTGGATCATGGACAACCTTGAGTACACCCAGTTGATCCTTGAGTTCTACACCCCCGGAGTACCTGATTCGGGATGGGTTCATGTCTCCTACGACCCGGCTAATCTCAAGAAGCAGAACTTGACTGCTACCAAGCAGAACGGTAAAACGGTGTATCTACCGGGACTTGTAGCGTGAGGAAATTATGCCATTCATAGCACTTAGATTTAAGCCGGGGGTAAACCGGGATCAGACTAACTACTCTAACGAGGGTGGCTGGTACGAGTGCGACAAAGTTCGCTTCCTATCTGGCTTTCCTCAAAAGATTGGTGGCTGGCTTAAGCAAACTCCTAATACCTTCCTCGGTACCTGCCGACAACTGTTTAACTACGTAACAACTTTTGGTGACAATCTACTAGCCGTTGGGACAAATCTAAAGTTATACATAGAAGCGGGTGGATACTTTTATGACATCACCCCCCTCCAAGCCACAACGGCTGCGGGGGACGTAACATTTGTTGCTGTTAATGGATCTTCTACCGTAACAGTTTTAGACACGGGTGCACCTGCACAAGTAGGTAATTATGTTCAGTTTGTTGATGCTGCTTCCTTGGGCGGCAATATCACGGCAGCAATTCTAAATGTTAACCAAGGATTTGAAATTGCTACAGTAATTAACGTCAATGCCTACACTATAGAAGTTCCAGTAACGGCTAATGCATCTGATTCTGGTAATGGCGGTGCTTTAACAATTGGTAAATATCAAATAAACGCTGGTACTGCGGGCGGTACATTTGGCTACGGTTGGGGCACAGATACTTGGGGGCGTCTTGAGTGGGGCCTTGGAGGAACAATACCGGTTGCTTTACAAGGTAATGATTGGTGGTATGACAACTTTGATAATGACTTAGTTGCCAATATACGAGATGGCGCTGTTTATTACTGGACGCGCGGGGCTTCTACTAACCCCGGAACGGCTCTTTTAACTAATGCTATTCTTCTTTCAACAAAGGCTACCGCAGATGGATACAGCGCAAATGCAGTACCAGCCAAGGTTATGCAGGTTCTTGTATCGCAAAACGACAAGCATCTTCTCGCTTTTGGGAGTGTGCCTTTTGGTTCTACTAATGTGGCTGATTTTGACCCCCTTCTTATTAGGTGGGCTGATCAGGATAATCCGAGTCAATGGACTCCGACGCCTACCAACTCTGCGGGATTTATAAGAGTTTCTAGGGGATCAGCAATTGTCCGTGCCCTACCAACAAGGCAAGAAATCTTGGTGTGGACAGAATCACATCTTTATTCTTTCCAATACCTTGGAACCACGGATGTGTTTGGTCTACAAGAACTAGCAGATAACATCTCCATCCTTAGCCCACGGGCTTGCGTGACTGTAAACAACGTCACCTACTGGATGGGGCACGATAAGTTCTATGTTTATTCAGGCCGTGTCGAGACTCTTCCTTGCACCCTGCGGCAGTTTGTCTATCAGGATATTAACTACGCTCAGGCCGATACTATTATCTCTGGTACAAACGAGGGTTGGAATGAGGTCTGGTGGATATACCCAAGTTCTAACTCCGCTTATCCCAACCGTTATGTAATCTATAACTACCTTGAGCGTATCTGGTACTACGGAAATATTGATCGCACTGCTTGGTTAGATAGTCCGCTGCGTGAGTACCCTATGGCAGTCAATACACCCGGTGGAACTAGCACTGGGGTTCTGTACGATCAAGAGAATGGTTTAGATGATGACGGTGCTCCAATAGAGTCTTACATCCAGTCGTCTGACTTTGATATTGCCGATGGTGAGCAGTTTATGCTGACTCGTCGTATGCTTCCTGACGTTAACTTTGCTAAGTCTACTGCCGCTCAACCAGAAGTAACACTACAGATTCGCCCAAGAAATTTCCCCGGATCGGGCTTTCAATCTGTGGGAACAACGGACTCTAAGCCGGTAATTGAGACTGCGGTGGATGTTTACACGGATCAGGTGTTTATCCGTGCCCGTGCCCGTCAAATGGCTTTCAAGATTAGTTCGGAAGACTTGGGAGTTAACTGGCAGTTAGGTGTGCCCAGACTAGATGCTCGTGTGGATGGTAAACGCTAATGGCAATGGAGAGGTTTCAGGCGCCAGCATTACCGGTACCGCCTGTTGAATACGACCAGAGATACCACACGGATCTGATTCGTATACTTCGCCTCTACTTTAACCAACTAGACTCGCTTACTCCCAACCAAGCCAACTCGTACCGTGCTGATAACTTTTATGGTGGCAATTTCACGGGAAGCAACGTAACGGCTGACTCTGTTACTACGGATCTTTTAACCGCATACCAAGCCTATATCTTTGCTTTAACAGCGCAAGCCACAACCGTTAGTTACTTAAACGCTGATGCCATCTATAACCGGCGGTATGTTGGTTCAGAGGCGATGATTGGTAGTGTGTATTCCAATTATTTTTATGGAAGTGGTCGGTATTTAAGCACTCCTTACAATCAGTTTGAAAGCCGTGTAAACCAGACTGCTCCTAATATTGCTACTGCAAATGTTCTTGAGTTAGAAGTTACTGACTTTGCTGACAATATAGAGATAACGGGAGTTAACGACACAAGAATTACGTTTTTACAGAATGGTATCTACTTTGTAACTTATAGTTTGCAGTTTAAAAACACCACAAATGATGCGCAATCAATCGACATTTGGATTCGGTATAACGGTAATAATTACGATAACTCAAATACTAGATTTACTATCCCTGCTCGAAAAAGCACGGGAGACCCATCTTACTTAGTGGCTGTTACTACGATTGCCGGGGATGCTATAAATGATAATGACTACGTAGAAATTATGTGGCGAGTGTCCGATGTAGGGGTAACTTTAGAGTATTTACCTGCCGTAACGGCTTCCCCCGGGGTAACACCAGACATCCCAGCAACCCCATCGGCTATTGTTCAGGCATCTTTTATATCGGCTCAGTTCCCAACCCCCAAATTAGTAGCCCCCCTCCCAGTCTTTGGCTTTGGTCAGGTGGGCACTGTAACTGTCTATACCCCATAGACTTCACTTGACAAATTCAGGATAATGCTCCTATGAACGGTATCCCCTCCCTCTACCAAATGACCCCTACGGGTGTCCCCTTTAGAACTGGGACTCGTGGTGAGTCTACGTCTGAGCAAAGATACTTTGTCCCCGGTTTTTCTACCGCCTCTGCTATTCCCCTAACCCCTGAGCAACAGGCTGATCGAATGATGGCGGCTCAAAGATATAGTTACTACAGTGGTAGCGGGGATAATGCCACTTCTCCCGGCCCTTCCGCTCCCAGCACAGTAGGCTCTAGTGGAACCATAGGAGGTCTTGCCCAAGGTGTTCAAGGTGCAATATCTAATATGGGCCCGCTCGCTGCGGCGGTTCCCGGTATGGGCATTATGGGCGCCTTATCCCATATGGGTGTAGAGCAGGCAATGGATGTAAACGAACAAGCCGATGCCGCTATAGCCGCAGCCAACCAACAGGCCAACCAAGCCACGGTTGGAATGGGTGCTTTTGGGCCGCAAGTTACTACTGCTGTTGATATATCCCCTGTAGCCC